TACATACTGACCTTGAAAGAAACGTAACATACATTTGGGACAGACGAAAAGTCGCATATGCCGTAGACCTAGTTTTTCATACCGTCTTATCCTTTACTTTTCAAGAGCAGCAAGTAAAACGAGGCTGGGCAGAGTGCTTAATAATAGGTGACTCTGGTCAGGCAAAAACAACCTTAGTAGAACGGCTAATGCAACATTATAAAAGTGGTGAGCTTTTATCTGGAGAGTCTTCAAAGCGTACTGGACTTGTCTACAATATACAGCAGACAGGCTCAAAAGGCAGCTGGACGTTAATGTGGGGAGCAATGCCACTAAATGATGGTGGGCTACTTACAGTAGATGAGTTATCAGGTATGTCTGAAGATGACTTAGCAAAGATGTCAGACGTAAGGTCCTCGGGTATTGCTAAAGCTTCTGGTGTTGTAACTGCTGAAACAACCTCAAGAACAAGAATGATTTTTATATCCAACCCAAGAAACGGTAGGCAGTTAAAAGCAGAAAACTATGGTGTGTCAGCAATACTTAAACTATGGGGAAAAGCAGAAGACGTTAGAAGACTTGACTTTGCTGTAGGTGTTGCTTCTGGTGAAGTAGACTCAGATATAGTAAACAAGAGTATAACTGATATATCAAAGGTAGAACACAAGTATACTTCAGACATGTGTAAGCTGAGAGTATTATGGGCATGGTCGCGACGACCAGAGAATGTAATATTCACACCAGAGGCCAGTAACACGATACTTAAAAACGCCTCTTTGATGGGTAAGAAGTATGCTAGTAGAATACCGTTAGTAGAACCTGCTGACCAACGATTGAAATTAGCTAGGCTATCAGTAGCAGTAGCAGCTTGTGTTTATTCTACTGATGATGGTACAAATGTTATAGTAAACGCAGAACATGTGCAATTCGTCGTCGATTATCTACAGGAAGTTTATGATGGTAAAGCATTAGCATATGATAGATTCTCTGCAGACGAGTTTGAAAACAGCGATACAACTGATGCTGCAATGGAACGATTAAAGAACACATTTATAGCAATACCTTTTGCAACACGTTCTATAAGTGATGTTGTAAAAGCACTGTATCAGATGCCTTACTTTAATCGTAACACATTAGAAGATGCTACAGGACTAGATAGAGATGAAATAAAAGATTTAATGCAGTTTCTATTGAGTAATTCTGTAATAGAAAAGACAGGTCAAGACTATAAACGAACGCCTCTGGGGCTGAGTTTTATCGAGAAGATGCTCATAGACCCGCCTACTGAGGTACAGGTAAGAAATGCAAGACAAAAGAAATATGAAAAAAGCGAAATATAGGGGGATGGCATGGTAGTAGATTTTGTAAACATAAAAACACAGGCTGTTGTATTATCAGTAACAGCAGACAACAATACACCACTGTTTAATGATGTTATTGTATTTAACGGGGTATCTTACAGGGTGGCACAACGGGCTTTTGTTATAACTACTCCTAAGATAGTATCAATCGGTAAGAAGACAACCGCAGCGGATGTATCTCTTCAGATTGGTATTTCAGAAATAGGTAAGGTGTAGTATGCAAACTAGAGACGAAATAATAGAAATAATAAGCAGAGACAGACCCGATATAAGCCAGCATGAGATAGGCATATGGGCAGATTATTTATTACAACTAAAAGGCTGTCATTTATACTCTGCCGCATCGCCTGAGTTTGATAAAGAAGAATGGCTTAAGCAGCGTACAGCTGGTATTGGTGGCAGCGAAATAGCTACTCTATTAGGTGAAAACAAATACAGTAGCCCTAGGCAGTTATGGATGTCTAAGATGGGAATGCTGCCTGGAGATTACAAGCAGTCTGAGCCGGCTAGATGGGGCAACCTACTAGAGACATCTATTGCTACAGAATGGGGAATACGCAACGAAAAACAGTGGGTGCACATTCCTGTTATAATACAGTCTGATGAAGAAGAATGGTTACTAGCAAATATTGATGGCTTTGTCTTATCTAATGACAGACATACAATAACAGGTATACTAGAAATAAAAACAACTACTGTATACAATCTAACTTTATGGGAAGAAGGTCCACTACCCTATAATTATATTTGTCAAACAAACTACTATGCAGGCATCACCGGTTTATCTGAAATAGACCTAGTCTGCTTAGTAGGTGGCCAAAAGCTTTGTAGTCATTTTATGATGGCAGACGTAGAGTTGTTTGAGAAAGAAAAGCAAGTAGCACGCGAGTTTTGGTTAGTTAATGTTAAAGGCTGTGTAGAGCCTATAGCGACTGAGGGAGACGTTCAGTGCCTAAAAGATGCTGGTTTTGATGAAGAGCTTAAACCCATAGTATTTGAAGATGACGGTACAGACAATCTAGTAAAAGGCTATGTAGACCTACGGGAAAAGATAACAAAACTAACTGAAATTAAAAAGGCTTTATCTGCACAGATAATGGTAGCGCTAGATAAACATACAAGCGGTATTACAAAAAGTCACACACTAGCTATCACTACACAAACCAGAAAGTCTTGTGACTATGACCTACTGGCAGATATGTACCCTGATGCATATAAAGACTGTATATCTCAAAGTGTGTCAACAATTTTAAGAATTAAGTAGGAGGCCAGCAAGTGGATAAATTAGAAGAGCTATTTTCAACACAACAAAAACTACAGGAACGCCTTGGTTTTAATCTAGACCACATGCATCTTGAAGACCGTACAGCTTATGTTAAAGAATACACCTTACACACAATGCATGAAATGCATGAAATGTTGCAAGAGTTGCCATTCTTTAAAGATTGGAAAAGATACCCAGAAAACCCTTTCAAGCAAGTAGAAATGGTAAAGCTAGCAAAGAAAGAATGGATAGACGCGCTGCATTTCTTCCTGAACGTATCAATAGCCCTAGGCTTTAATGCGGACACACTTTATGCAGCTTACATGGAAAAGAACAAAATAAACCACGAACGGCAACTAAATGCAGAAGAGTATAAGCCCTGCATTGGAGGACACCTATGAAGCTAGTAGTACTCGGGGCCCCGCAGCTAAGCAAAGATGGTGACGATATTGTTGTTGTAAGACATGATACAAAAACTAAAATAACAACAGTAGCTTGCGACATCGATATCATAACCTTAGGAATAGCTTTGCAAGTGCTAGAAGAACAGTATAACAACTACTTACAATCTTTAGATAAAGATATGGCAGAGCAAATCAGAGAAGTAACAAGGAGGGCAGTTCAAAATGGACAAAATCAGCGTGAAAGTTCTAAACCCATCAGCATTACTGGAGGCAGAAAAAATGATGGTAGCGATGGCAAGATTAACACAGCGTGGGGAAGCGATAACCAATCTAGCTTCTTTTGAAGCATTGCTTGAAAAACCATTCACAGAAACTACTGTAGGTAACCTTGCCGAGTTGCCGCATCCCACAATCCAGAAGTTCGGTGTTATAAACATTGTTATAGTAGGTGCGTCGCGGCGCTTCCTAGCCCAGATAACAAGGCACCAGAACGAAGTAAAATTTATGTCAGGAAGCTTGCAGTACTCAGACTACTCAGACAAAGCACAGTTTGTAGTTCCCTATGAAACTCTTTTAGCAGATAAAGCGGCTTGGAAAGAGCATGGCGGACAACAAACAATGCCTTCAGACATCTACTTAAACGCCTGCGAAAACTCATTAAATGCGTATGAGATGCTTGTAAGGCATATTGGCCGCGACGCCGCAGGGTATGCAATGCCACAAGGTATGCGCAACGTATTGGTTATCTCAGCTACTCCATACCAATGGAAGCACATGATATCGCAACGTATTTGTAGACGCAATACATCAGAGACAAGATATGTTATGCTTAGATGCCTCGAAGCCCTGCAAGCCCTGGAGGGTTCTTTGTTTAACACTTGCGGCAGTGTTTGTATGCACACAGGCTGTCCTGAAGGAAGTATGTGCTGCGGACGACCAATGTATGCAGCACATACTGCAAAAGATATAATATATGCTGACTTCAAATTATTAGTAAAAGGAGAATAGAATATGATAATTATAGTAGAAGGACCTGATGGAGCAGGAAAAACCACGCTAATTAATTCACTTTTAAAAAGCAATCCTGGAAGCCAAAAGTTTCATTTCGGCGCGCCAGCGACACCAGAAGAGGCTAATAACTACTACGAGGTTTACGCAAAAGCAATACAGGCAGCACCTGAAAATGTTACTACAATCTTTGATAGAAGCTGGTATTCAGACGTAGTCTACGGACCAATCATGCGTGGCAAACAAGAAATGTCTGACATTCATGTAAAGATGCTGGATTCATTGGTAGTAGCTAGCGGTGGCGGTATGATAATCTACTGTACTGCACCATTAGCGGTTCTTGCAAATCGGTGCAAAAAGCGGGGTGAAACCTATGTGACAAACATAGATACACTTCGTGAACTATCCGCAAGATACTCAGAAGTAATGCAGACTGTTAAGTTATTGCCAGTAGTTAGATATGATACATCTGTGAGGTGGTAACAAGTGCCTAAAAGACATACGGCTAAAAATAAGTACGTAGAGTCTGATGCGGTTGTAGCAGAGAAACATGAAATAAGCATCGTAGATGTAGCTCTAAAAGCACCTACAGTAGTTGCATTTTTTGACACTTCGATTATTAAGCAACATCAAGCTAAGATAGACTGGAAGCTTTATAAAATAGAGATAAGAGAAAATGTTCCATATATTGTTCGCGAGATGTGTGATAGATGTGGTAAAGTATGGATTCCAGTAAGATGGAGAAAGCTACGTGAGTATACTGACAAAGATATAGGTAAAATATATCTAGAAACGGGGCTATGTAAAGACTGTATAAATGCTGGTTTGTATGTAGACACTTTTCTAGACGGTGATGTTCTTACTGAAGTAGAAGCGAAAAATTTGTTTTATGAGTATGCTGAATCATACGAGAAAGCGTGGCGCGTGGTTATTGCCGCAGCGCCGCGTATAGCAATGACAGAGCAAGAGTGGAAACATAGATGTAACTTCTTTAAGGGCTGTGCAGTATGTGGTGGAGCAATAGAGGTAAGGGCAAAGTACTTTCCACTATATCTTAACGGTGCCCACACTGCCTGGAACATAATACCTATGTGTAATGTCTGCCTAAAGCGACACTATCGCGGCAGAGTAACGAGGGATAAGACAATAAGTAGATATAAAGTATTTTCTTCACGTGAGTTCTTTAATAAATCAAAAACTATCCGTATGTATCTACTGCATGAAATGGAAAAACATAATATATACATTGACCCGCTGCAACCGTTCAGAACTAGATTTCGCGAAACAAAAACATTAGAAGGGAGTGATTAAAATGGGAATAGTCAAATACTTTGATACTTACACAGTTTTCTGTGGCGCTTGTGAAGAAGAGCTAGGTACCTATGATAGCAAAGAAGAAGCAGAAGCAGC